CACGCTTACAGTGATAACAGACAAAAAGTACAGAGCATGATCGGATTTTAACTCATCCAGAGTCAGGCATGCCTGCATCAGACTATTTCGTCATAATCTTTAAGTTTGAATATGACAATGTCTTCAGCCTCTCTTTTGATCTTTGAGTTGACTAAGCTCACAAGGTTGTCTGGCTTCGTGACAAAATAGTTAAGAAACCTCTTTCCAAAGACTTCAGTGTACTTGTCTATGAAGTCATCGAAGTACTTGTTGGTCACTGCTGAGTCAATGGCAATTCCTGGTTTGAATGGCATTTTGACATAGTCAAGCCAAGACATGTCCTGGAAATGAGAACCTTCAAACTCTTCTAGTTTCAGTCTCTCTGTCTCGTGCCCGTTTCCGCTCGATGACCCCTCGTCAGACGAATCTTGGTCATTTCCGAACATAGCTGAGAATGCCTCCAAATCCTCCACTGTCAGCATCTCCTGGGCAGCAGCTCTCATAAAGCTGGAGGTGTCAGAATCTGAATCATCGTTAGTCGTAGGCCCGTCTGGATCTAACTCGAACAAAGAGTCAAGATTAGGCAACCTGTTCAAGCCCATAAGACGCCTTCTCAAGGTATCACAAGCCCATGATTCGTAACTCTTGTCACACAAGATCAGTTTCTCTATTGCATCTACTCTTGCTTTGTCACTTCTCAGCCACTTGGACACGTGGCTATTATCCTCCATGTCAGCGGGTGCATGAGTGTCATTGTCCCCTAGATCTCTGGTTCGTATGCGGTAAGAAAGAATTGTGTAAGAACGCTTGGATTCGACGTTGACCAATCTTATTGTGTTGTAGTCAGTTACCTCGATTTTCATATTATCTCCCTTCATTTCAGGCAAGTTTTTAAGATCTTTAAATGTAACTTTTACGGATCTAGCATGTTTTGTCCTCACCATCCTCTGAGCTGCAAAGTCCCAGTACTTCATCCCTTGTGAGCCTGGTTTGTGCAAAAGGTGCCACCCCAAGTCTCTTATAAAGTCTTGCACCGTATGTGAGCACTTGTTCAGTTCAACTTCGTTCCTGCACACTATGCCGGTCACACAGTCGTCTAACGCTGATATCTCCACCCTACACCCCTCAAAGAGGCCAGTATACACAGCAGGCCCCACATAAGATGGACCTTGCAGTTGCTGTCTTCTGGAGAAGTAGCCTATGACTCCAAGTCTGAAGCGCTCAATGAGTGCTGGTATCAGCACATGTAGTGAGGAGGACTCCTTCTGCAGCTTGGAAAACTTAATGAGTATGCTCAGAGCTATTTGGCTCTGTGAGAGTTCATACATGTCCCTGGACATTTGAGCACTTGCAAAAGGGTCAACATTCCTGGATAGTATCTCTTCAATGAGCTCAGCCTTGTTCTGAACCAGCGGTGCTCTCAGGCATCTCCAAATTCTTTCAGTGAGCATCTTCATCGACGACTGAGCATCCAGCACACGCTTGACGCTAACATAATTCAGCTTGCGCCCCCGCCACTGACAATTTTCTATCATAGAGCGGACTATGTCGATTGGGGAACTCACAGCGTTGCTAGGAGCATAAGTTCTCACAGTCTTCTTCTTTGCAGATACTGAGACCAAAAAATTCCTCAATGATAAGTGATCGGAGAAAGGAGACCTTTCCAGGGTTTCATTGACTGTCTTTGAGAGCCAGGCAAACTTGTTGCTGTAATGCTTGAAGACCATCTCATGGGTGAACTTTGTGCCTTTGACATCAGGGATGTTGAACCAGAGTCTCTGCAAGACCTGGAAAAGGGAAACACTCTGCAAAGCACTGTCAGTGGATATGTCCAATTTGCTTGAGACAGAACGCCTGTTCACATATGCACCTAAAGAACTGGTTTTGTAGTCTTTGAGAGTGCGTAGAACAGAATCATAAAAGTTATTGAACGGAAAAAGCCACTTAAAATCGTTCTCATCCTTGTCTGAAAAACCCCTTGCAATATCGAAGAATGTCTTGTGTGTATGATGAGCACCCATCATTCCTTTCGATTGCAGAATGACGCTATCTTGCAATATGTAAGCCGAGGCTGCGTGCAGCTTAGAATCAGTCTGGAATGCCATGGATTCAGAAAGTGCGGGATTTGATGCCTGGATCTTAAGCTTCATCATTGAGTCGTGCGTTGTGGAGGTTTCTCTATAAAGGTTCACCAAATTGTCACTTATGTAGCTCTTGATCTCCAAGTCATTTATTTGCAGCTGTTTCTTGAACGCATAATACTTCGCTGACTGACCAAAAGAGATGTATGTCCTAACTGTTGGACGGCCTTCTTCAGTAAATTCAAAATTCTCATCTCTGTACAAACCAAGATGTATCTGCCTAAACCTTCTGTCAGAACATGCCATGTAGACAGCCATATCATAGCCAAACATTCCAGTGCATAGAGGATGCTCAAGCAAGAAGAAGCCTATGGATGGATGTGGATTCTCTCTGAGAAGTAGTTTGTACTCAGGCCACATCTTGTTGGTTCTTAGTCCTAGTGTCTTATAATGTGCACTCATCTGACCCATTTGGCAGACATTACAGAGCATGGTTGACCCGCCATGCTCGAACAAATTGTTCCGAAGATTTGCATAAGTATGGTATCTGTCGTCCAGTTTTGAGTTTGGGTGAGTTTTAATGGATGCTGCTACAAACTTTATCACTGGTGTCAGCAGAGTGTTCTTGTAGTACCAGAGTGAGTTAAATTCTTCAACATTTGAGTGGGATGATGTAGAGCTCTTCTCCACACTCTGTTTGGATGCAAAAAGAGGATACAACGCTGCCTTTGCTTCTGTGAAGACACTCATCATTACTCTAAGATTCCTACTAGTGACCTGCAGCCGTTGTTTCTCACTGGCTTCTTCTGGCTCTCTCTCAACAGCAACTGACAATATGCATGAAGAATCATCAGATGAGACTTTAGTCGTGCAGACGATGTCAAATTCTGATAGTCTAAGAGAATACATGTTTCTCATCTGCCTAGATAGTGTTTCTGTTGCAAGGTCCTCCCACAGGTACAGATATCCAGAGTGGAGCAGGCTAGACGTGTAGTGCAATATGCCCTGCATCATGTTGGACCTGTTCTTGAGCATCCTAGATCTTGGATTTAGCAAGTCAGAATGCTTGCTCAGGCCCATGTACTGTGCCTTCAGTTCTTCCATACCAGGATCGAAACCAGTGATTTCCGGATTTTTATCATATAGGTCCAGCAGCTGGTGTGGTAACTCCAGCTTCTTGGATGTGACAAGGTTTAGTACAAACATAACTGGCTCTATCAGTTCATCTGGTAGTAGCCGCGATAGAAAGCAGCCAAAGACTGGCATGACAAATCTCTGCGCCCATGTTGTAGCATCATCAGAATTTATCACAGTTGCGGAGGTCCTGCTTTGTCTTAGCTTTGAGATCAACACTGAAAAATGGGCATCTGTCCTACCTAGCTTCTTGTCTCCTTTCGTGAGCATTTCATTGTCAAGTTCGTCACAAATTGACCTGCAGATTGTCTCGACGAAGTGCACTATTATTCGACATCTAAATTCCAATACAAAGATCTCTCTAACCCCGCCAATTTGTAGCTTCTTGAAGAGATTGCTGACTATCCCACCATATTCCGCTTGCACTTCTCTGGCCATTTTCCCGACTTGCTTCATGACCTTGTAATCGTACCCACCTGCCATTAACTTTATGGAGGCTTCAAGACACGTAACTCTTTCATTCTCTTTTGAGTCTCTAATGTGCTCTTCTCTCCACAGCTCACCAGTTGCAGACTTCTTCATAGTCGCAAGCTTCTCAACATCTCTGCTCAAGAGCCTATCCATGGCTCTGTTCATTATCCAGCTCTTTGGTTCCGGATGCTTCTTTTCAATTCTGCCCAGCAAGGTGTCTCCGATGGCACAGACAAAGTCCGAGTTGAATTCATGAGAACCTAGCTGAGTTCTTGTCAGGGATTCCACTCCCATGGAATCTGGCCTAGCTTCCCTCATCTTGAGTTCCTCGTTTATCACCTTCTGAAAGATCTTAAGAAAGCCATGCATTTCCTTCGAATCCTCTTTGTTGTGTAACACTCCAAAGTACGAAAGGTTTAGAGCTATTTCAAACCTTCCAACTGGCTTTCCGGTAACCCACGAGATTATGCTACAGTCTTTATCCAGAGTCTTGTCGAACTCTGACAGGTCAAACTCATCCACCGATGTGTAGCGAACACCGGGCTTCATATTCATGAGACAATTCATGGTTCTTTTCCTCATCCATATGCACAATCTGCTTCTGGAAAACGGCTCCCACTTGGACAGTATTTTCAGGGGGAAGTGATTGATGAAATTATCCATAATGCAATCCATGTATGCATATCGGACTTGCTGGACTTCCTTGCTGGTCTGCTCTTTACCTTCCAGCCAAAAAAGCAGCGATGCGTTAAAGTGAGACATGCAATCGTCCGACACGCAGCTCAAATCTTCTGTCAGATATTGAGAATGCAGGGACATCCACATTGCCAAGAGCGAGCAGGCCTTCTCCCTAATATACAGATAGTGAGTGCATGAGTGCTGGTTTAGGCTCACAAATTCGCTGATATACACATCTCCAAAATCATGCATTGTTTTGAAGGGGAGATCAAATTTTTCAATCATGTCTTCTTTCTTGACCAAGACGGAGAAGAATATCTGTGCATTTGGACTAGTACTCTTGATTAGTAAGTATATGTTATAGCCAGGCAAGGTCTTGAGTATGAATTCTCCTGCATTGCAATACTGCTGTCGTGAGATGTTGACCTCTTGCACAATGTTTTCCAAAATCTCAAGAGAGACTCCTAGATTAGTGTCGTTGAAAGAATCAAAATACTGCCTTGAGTCATCTGAGAATTTATTGTAGATGGACTCTTCATTCATGACCTCTAAAGCTCTCTCGTAAAGATCAGAGATGTCTGAGAACATTGGCTCAAATTTGCCGCCCATACTACGCAGTCGGAACTTCTGGACGAACCTGTCTATATCATCAACAGGAGACCTCGACAGAAATCCTTTTGATTTTTCGCTGATGACAGATTGCACAACCGAATCTTCCCTATATTTTCGAGATTCAATGCCCACTGTGGCCAATTTGACTTTGTCATCCTCCTTCATGGATGGCTTTACTCTGTAGTGTTTCCTCCGGCGCGTCTTGATGAAGGTGTCATCAAGCACAGAGGGTCTGCCATCCTCTTCTTTAGGCAGATCCAGAAATGATTCTTCAATGTTCTTGGACGCCCAGTCAATGCAGCTTATCCACAGCCTAGAATGTGCACGATCCGAAGTGATCCTGAGTTTCCCAAGCTCGATTACTTTCTGCGCAGTGGTTTTGCTTTCAGAGTCAAGTCTGCAGACGAACAGAGGAAGTTGGACAACTGCCTTTGCATCACACCTATTTGAGTTTGGGTGCTCATCATGCTCCTTCCAGTACTTTGAGATGATTTCAGCACACTTATGATCATATTCTTTCAGCAGATCTAGAGGCTTTCTCTGCTTGGCCAGGTTACTTACGATTCCTTTGTGAGCATCCTGGGATGCTGACAGAAATTCTCGCTTTGCAGTGGTCATCACCTGCTTAGGATGCCTGCCCATCCAGTCACGTAGATTTTCTTTGCTTATCATTGGCAAACTGTCTTTCTCTTTGACACTGAGTCTCTTCAGGTCCGCAAGCATCTGTCGCTGGTCCTCACTGTACGACTCATCCTTCTCATAGACCCAACCAGATTGAGTGGCAAGAGACTTAAGAGTGGAGCACCATCTAAACAACTCTGTTGAACCATCTGTGTCCAACGTTGCATCTGAGCAGCGGCAAATGTTTCTAGTTACCACTACATGATGAAGCTCATAAGAGAGTCCAGCAGCGTCAGCCCTCCTCTTTATCTCAGGCTCATAGACATCTTGGATCTCTCTTATTTTACCCTGCACCATGTCATCGTAGTAACAAGTCTTTAGCTCATGAACTAGCGCTAGCTGCCCACATATCTCAATCTTGTCTGGCGTGAGGTAATCTGATGGCTCATCAAGTCTGTGAATCTTTGACAGTCTTTCGTCTGATTTTACTCCAGGAAATATGTGCTGAAACACCACCTCGTGTGGCATGCGCGAGAAAGATTCATCAGGCAGCAAATACATCAATTCACCTGTCTTATGCTTGGAATATCTGTCACAGAAAGTCTTTGGCGGATCGTTAGTGAAGCAGATGTTGACGTATCCATTAGGGATAGTGAATGTTGCGATGGGAATGTTGACGGTTTCGTCATCAGTGCTTTCTCTTCCTTTCTGTTCAGGTTTCGAGGACATGGCAATATCACCTTTTGGTTTTCTCTCTTATATGATTTTATTGTGTTAG